ACTGGCAGGCAAGCCATATTATGTCGGGTTTTAGAACACTTATAAAGATACCTCAATTATACCATGAATTGCTGGTATCGCATACCCCTACTTAGAGTGCTACCTCTTAAAAATAGCGATTAAAGAATACGATTGAGGTAAATATCATGAGCAAGAAAAAAGAAAACAAAAATACAATCACGATTAAACAAAGCAAAAACCTAGGCACTGATCTAACTAATATCATGTCTGGTTTACAAGCACTACGCCACCACGCTAACACTCTTATGATCGCAAAGCACGCAGGGGCAGATAATGGGCTACTACGCCATGAAACAAATAAGTTTCTTGAAACAGTCTTTGATATGGCAGAAATTTATTCTAACGAGCTAGATAGAGTTGCGTTTTACCTACTCGAATGTGACAACCCAGAGGAATTACGAGCATACGAGGCAGAGGAAAAAGGAGAGTAAATCATGGCTACTGAATTGAATTTATCAGCTAGCCAGTTTATTGTCCTAGCTATCATTTTAATGCTTGCCCTAACCGTTTTATGGCTTAAAAAGAGCTACTTTCAGCTCGATATAGAGCCTAAAACTGACACCGCGACAGATAAACACCACGCGCAACGTAGGCACACGCTACGGGGCTTATATTCAATCACAAGGCAAGTATAACAACTAGAAAGAGGAATATCATGACAGAAAAATTTAACTTATCATCCGAAAGAGCTAAAAACTTTGGCTTAGATCTTGAAGAGGCTTACGACACTATGTTGGCTTTTTCCCTTGAAAATAAATTAGATTGTTACCCACCACAAGACCGCAAGAAGTTAGAAAGTGTGCTTGAGTTTTTAATGGACGTCACTGATATGTGGATGAATGGGCAAATTATTGTAAGTAGTCAAGAAAGAGGTGTAAATGAGAAAAAATAGATTACAAGAGGCAGAAATGGCAGTTTTAGCAATCCTAAAGAAAGGGCGTGCTAACGCTATGACTGGCTATCAGTAACCTAGTTATTCGCTATGGTGTTCCTATCGTTGGTGCTAGGGTTGGTATTCGTAATGGCTACTATATAGCAGAGACCAGAGAGGAACTATTAGAGGGACTTATTTCTCTTAAAAACCAAGTCAAGAACGAGCAGAAAAGGCTCGACGTTCTAATGTCTATTGAAGACGTGACCGAATATGAAAGATCACTAGAAAGGAGCGACTATGCAGGTATTTAGCGAAGAATACCAAAAAGAGCTTGCCCAAGGGGTTATATCGGTATTAGATAAAGCCCTAGAGGGCTATTCTAAGCTCGATAAGCACCAGTTAGGGCTAATCACTGCCCAGCAAGCAATGGACGAGCTAGGGCTTAAATATAACACTCTAAGACGTTGGGAAGAGGCTGGGCTTAAACGCTATCAGCCACCAGTAGAGGACACGCGAAAGGTATATTATCGTATCAGCGACATCTTAGCATTCTTAGGCGTGTATAACTAGAAAGAGGGGGTTAATTATGCCTATTTATGAAAGCAAAGGGTTTGGGAATGACTTGCATTTATTCGATAAACAAGCACCCTTTGACTTTATCGCAACTTTTAGACCTAGGAGAGTGCCACAAGGTACAAATATCGACGATTTTAAGCGCAATTCAGCCCCCTACTGCCTTAGTGGCAAGGTGAAACAAGACGAGAACGGCAACTACAAACGCAATAATGCTAGCTTAGTTTATCGTGACTTGATTTTCTTGGACTATGACGAGCTAGAGGCTAATATAGACTTTCCTAGCGTTGTCGATAACGCCTTACATGGCTATTCATATATTGTTTACCCAACTATTAAGCACACGGCTAATAAGCCACGTTATAGGCTTGTTGTTAAGCCTAGTGACGGAATGACAGAACAGACTTATAGGCAGACTGTCCAAGAGATAGCAAGTAAAATCGGGCTACCTTTTGACAGTACAAGCCTAACATGGTCGCAGTTACAAGGCTTACCAGTAACCACTGGAGACCCTGCTGACTATAAAAAGATTGTCAATAGAGGGCGTGATTATCCCATAGCAAATACAGTTACGGCTAGTCAGAAACCACACTATCACATACCACGCCAAAACGGTAATAAAACAATCACCATGCGCGTGCTAGATACCCTATTACATGGCTTTGGAGACGAGGGTGGGCGTAATGTTGCGGTAACTAGGTTTGTAGGGTTATTGTTGTCAAAATATGTAAAGGCAGATATCCCAACCGCCTATGAACTGACAATGATAGCTAATAGGGTTACTGATAAGCCTTTATCTAGCAATGAGATAGATAGGACTTTTAGGAGTATCTTAACTTCGGAAATGAGAAAGAGAGGTATCGAGCCATAGAAAAAGAAGAACTACAAGAGTTTGAAGACAAATTATCACAAGTTGAACAGTCATTTTATGGGCCTGCTTTTAGAACGAAAAAAGGCAAAGATGGGGGAGAATATGTTACTAGCAGTCCCTACAATGTCAGTAAGGTTTTTGAATTTCATGACAATATCTTTAAAGGTATTAAATACAATGAATTTGAAAGAACTATCGAAGTCACAAAAACACTCCCTTGGTCTAAAGAAAAGGGGTTATGGACAAGCGAGCAGACAAACCTTTGTATCGCCTTTATTGATGAAAAATATAGGTTTACACCTCGAAAAGAACACATAGAAGTAGCCGTTACCGCGTTAGCTAAAAAGAACACCTACCACCCTATTAAGCAACGTATCGAAAGCCAAAAATGGGATGGTAAACTAAGAGGGGAACGCTATTTTATCGACTTATTAGGGTGTGCTGATAATTCTTATAACAGAGAAATTGCTAAGGTATGGCTTACGGGGCTCATGGCTAGGGTTTATCTCGAAAAAGTTAAGTTTGAAGTTGTCCCTATTTTAATTGATAAAAGGCAAGGGACTGGGAAAAGCACTGTAACTAAGCGATTACTCCCAGATTATCACACCGATTCAGAAATAACGTTTGGTAAACGTGATAGCGATTATCAAAAAATACAAGCTAATGCCATTATTGAATTAGGGGAACTGAAAGGAATGTCAAAAGCAGAAATTGAAACGGTTAAAAGTTTTATTTCTTCGGATAGTGACACTTATCGTGACCCTTACGAGCGTAAGGCTACCCCACATCCTAGGCATTGTGTTTTTATTGGGACGGCTAACAAGAAATCTTTTCTTAAGGATAGCGGAACAGAAAGGCGTTTCTTCCCTATTGAATGTGGTGTTAATGATGTGAAGCAACACCCTATGGATATTGAAGAAAATTACTTTTTACAAGTACTTGCTGAGGCGAAAGTTTGGTTTGATAGTGGAGAGCCACTCACACCATCTAAAAAGTTAATGGAAAAGCTGACCGATATCCAAGAAAATTATAAGGTCGAAGATGTGGATAAAGAGATCATTAAGCAATTACTAAATGAATTTAAAATCGTTGAGGGTTGGGATAGTCTTTCACAATATGAACAACGACAATACGTTTTAAAACAACTAGGAGAGCCCCTAGATGGTGGCGTAAATGCATATAGCGATTATCCAGCCATACAGACGGATAGCCTAATTCAATTCACAAGCCCCAATCATATCGCTTACCTTGCTTTCAATCAAAACCCAAACCGAGGTGGGAAAACCTTGATTTCTCAAAAAATACGCGACTTTTTAGATAATGACGACGGATGGAGAAAGGGAGAACAACCTACACAAAGAAGATTGTTTAAAGGTGGCACTCCAGTATCTTACTATGAACGAATTTAAAACTACACAAAAACTACACAGAAACTACAACCAATACTACAACCCAAAACACTGGTATTATAGGCTTTATACTATATTGTAGTTTTAGTAGTATTAAATATCATAGATAATAATAAATAGATATTTGTATAGCGTGTAAAAAAATAAAAGTCTTTTGCCAAAACTAAAACTACAAAAACTACAAATTGACCTAAACCCTTGATACTACTGGTTTTTTTAAGTAGTTTTACTTGTAGTTATTGAGTTTTTTTAAAACTAAAACTACAAACTTTAGAGAAAAATATAACTTTCTAACCAACCCACAACGCTCAATAGTTAAAGATGGATAATGTCCCATTGTCCCGTTATTGTCCCCAAAAAATCGCAACAATGGAACACCCTTAAACGCTTGATACATAAGGGGTTAGACCTATTCTGTCCCATTGTCCCTTTCTTTGTAATGTTTATATATATATAAATAGATATATGATAGTTATATATAAGAGAATAGAGAAAAGAATGGGACAAGGGGACAAACACCACTCAAACCCTTGCTACTACTGGTCTCGTATATGTTCCAAACAAGGGGACTAAGAGGGACAACAAGGGGACAAATCGCTATTTTAAAAGAAAAGGATATCAAAAACAATGAAAATTAAACTATTTACTAGGGAACTTGTACCAGACGGAACTAATGGACTTGGTTTCCAAGCGTTTAAACCAGAGCCAGACAAAGAGTTTGAAACTCGTATCAATGACTTTATGATTGATAAAAACGTTGTAAGTGTGCAAAGCCTAAAGGATAGTGTCTTTGTAACTTATACTGATTAAGTAAAGGAGAACAACCATGACATTCAAATCATTGACTGACAACGCTAAATCATTCACTTTCAAACATGAGTTTGAAACTATGGATCATGCCAATGTAACATCTACCGCCATCCTCGGTTATATGGTCGGAACGTATGAACAACAGCCAACAGAGATCACAATCGGTGGGAACGAGGCTAACAACACCTTTACAATGGTTGTTAAGTACGTGGAAGATAAAGACCTTACAAAGGTGTTTAACCGTATTTGTGAGAGCTATTCAAAGGGTTGCAGTGAAGCATAGGTGATTAAGCGCTTGGGTTATCTGAGCGCTTTTAACTAGTATAAAAAGAGGATAAATCATGGAACTTATGGCAATCAATGAAAAGCAGACAATTAAGAACGCTAAAAAGAAACTAGGTGAATACCCACGTTGGCGAGAGATTGCACACGATAGCGCCGAGCAACGTATAACGGCAAATTATACCTTTGAGCCACGTTCTAAGAGCAATCACCACAGCAACATTGTTGAAACCATGACAGTAAGACGAATTGATGCCATGAACGAGCTGGAAGCTATCGAGGAAGCACACAGAAACATTGTTGATAAACGTTATAGGGTTATTATCTATCGCCGTTTCTTGCAACACCCACCAGCACCAAACTGGGTTATCGGTCAAGAATTGGGTTACGCTAGAACAAGATTTCAAGAGCTAGTTAACCTAGCTTGTCTAGCTTTTGCTGAAAATTATCGAAACGGTGAACTTATTGATTTGCTTGAATAGTTGGGTTGTCCATATATAAGGCGAGGTGTCAAAGTGATAGAAATTGAATTAAAGGCGTTTATAGACGTTCTCAAAGCTAGCAACCTAACCAAGGCGAAGATAGCACACGGCAAAGCTAGGGTATGGCTAGACTTGGATAAGTTTACCATGGTTTATAACGGGCAAGAAACGACCTTAAAACGGCAGTCATTAAACTATGGAGGCTATCGTTATTATTTATATTGCCCTAACTGTGGAGAGGCTAGAACGAGCTTATATTGGCATCGCGAAGCCTTGTCATGTCGTAAGTGTCTGGGATTTCATAATAGAACATTAAACCGAAGTAAGACCGACTGTGTTTATTACTGGGAGCAGGCAGTTAAGGAAGCCCAAAAGATAGTGCCTGAATATGAGGCAAAGGACTACATAACTCCCGATTTTCCCGATAAACCAAAAGGAATGCACTGGAAAACTTATTACAAGCATAGAGCTAAGTATTATCGATATTGGCGCAAAGGTGAAGACTTATGGTTAAGTGGAGCAAGTCGCTTGATATGATCTTGATTTGTCGTAACGTTTCGACATTTCACAACGTCGGGAAAATTGGGAATACTCTTGAAACGTGACAACGTTATCAGATTTGATAAAGCTCTTAAATTCGACCCCGTGGTCTAATTTGGAATAGGTTATTAAATTTGTGTACGTCCTCAATTTTTCTAGTTACTCTTTGCCATAGAGTGGAGAACGTTCTTAACCCCTCTATAACGTCCTTAACACTTCCTAAACAAAGAATAGTCCGATAACACTCGGGCTATTTTTTAAATGCACCCCCGCCCCTATATTGCCGTCTGGAGAGCCACTACAAGGTGTTGTCTTACATCACGCGCAATTTTTCACAGTTTTTTATAGGGTGTCTATACCAATTTGTAGAAATCATTGGATACTAATAAAAAAGCTTATCATGAAGAATATTTGAACAAGGGAAATATTTATATAGAATTTTTTTAAATAAAGTTATTGCATAATTTACTCTAACCTGATAGAATTTAATAAAGATGACAAACCCCCCACATCCTTTTATGGACAGATACGTTCTGACGTGGGGCTTTTTTTATAACTTAGGAGGTTCAATGAAAGCACCCATAGCTTTGTCATGGCAAGAACAGTTAGACCTATTCAAAAGTAGGGGTATGAAAGTTACTGATAACGATGTTGATAAAATAAAGAATATCAGTTATTATCGACTTAAAGAGTTTGCAAGACCTTTATCTACCATTTCGAAAAAAGATGGTGTAACTTCTATTTCATACAATGGAGTAGAATTTAAAGAGGTGCTTACTCGCTATTATCAAGATAAAAATCTTAGAATTTATTTACTTCACGCCATTGAGAAAATAGAGGTTTCAATAAAAACGAGAATTTCGTATGTACTAGGTAAAAAGTACGGGGCTTTTGGGTATTTGAATTTTTCTTCATGGTCAAATCGTAAAAAATATACAAAGTTTCAAATCGAAAAAGAGCAATTTTCGATAAAGAAAAGATTGTCAAAAATAGTTAAGCTTAGTCAATCTTCTGAGTTAAATAATAAAATAAATACAGATCCTGATGGATTTCCATCAGTTTGGCTCGGGATTGACTTGTTAATGTTTGGAGATATTGTAAAAATCCTCGATATTATGAGTGAATCTAATTTGGAATCAATATCCTCATACTATAAATGTAGCAACGAAGAACTTGTTGCATGGATGAAATGTCTTAATTTTATAAGGAATATATGTGCTCACAATTCGAATCTAGTTGATATAAAGTTAACAACTAAACCTAAAACCCGTAAATATTGGAATCGATATCTATATATTATTGAAAGCACTAAGAACGACAAGATTATAAAAAAACCGACTAATCGGCTTTCCGTTGTAATAATAATAATTGTCGAACTTGTAAATCAAATAAACCCAAAATATAACTGGCATGATATTCAAAAAAGTATACGAAATCTTTGTAAAAATAACGATGAGCGTGCTCTATTGTTAGGATTCAACTCTTTAGAATCTGCTAAAAATATAACATCATCTATTAAAGATAAAAAAGCTTAGTTTATAGTAAGCTTTTTTTAGTATCTTTTATTTAATCTGAGATATAACACAGTTCTATTTTTCTGTATCAATTACGAATAGTAAAGAAAAGGAGAATAATATAATGCTAACCTATGATGAATTTAAAGAGGCTATGGACAATGGTTTTATTAAAGGTGATACCGTCCAGATTGTCCGAAAGAATGGTAAGATCCATGACTACGTTTTAGACGGTGAACGAGTTGAGCCACACGAAACATTGAGTTTAGAAAAGGTATCGGATATAATAAAGGAACTAGTTGAGGGCGAATAAAAAAGCACCTTACTGGTGCTAGTTTCTTGCCTGCTAAACTCGTAAATTGACAACGTTGTAAATCTATTTTGCTTACCTATTTGCTAACTTTTAGGTAAATTGTAAAGCAATCTATAAAAACCTTCTTCCTATATAATGCTAGTTTTTACTAGCTTCTTAGGTTGAATAGATAGCTAAGAAAAACCTAGCTTAGCTCTACAACAAAATGCTTTAATTTTAAGATTCATTTTGCAAAAAGCCCGTTGTTATGGGCTTTTTCTTTGTTTTAAAATACTGTTTCAGCAATTTGCTTACCTTTTTGCTTACTTTTATATAGATTTTAGAGCCATTTCATAGAATGAGACGGCTTTTTTTGCGTTCTCTTTGGATAAGTGACTGTATGTGTCCATAGTCATTGAAAGAGTAGAATGTCCTAGGCGGTGTTGCAACTCCTTATAAGGAGTACCCGAATTAAGGAGCAAACTAGCATGAGTATGTCGGAAACCGTGGAAACCTATGTTATTCACTCCAGCGCGTTTAAAGTGTGTTCTTAATCGAGTTTGTAAGGTACGGTTATTAGGGTATTCGTGTATAAAGTCCGAGAATACCACTGTTTCAGTCCTGCCTAGTTTCCAAGCCTCTTGGGTTTGTTTACGTTGGTATCTTTTCAGCATGGTTATGGTTTGCTGATCTATGTCGATATCTCGGTAACTAGCTTTTGACTTAGGACTGTTTACCTCTTGTTTATAGTTTAAAGTCTTGGTTATATGGACAACAGAATTATCAAGGTCAATATCAGACCATGAGAGAGCCAAAGCCTCGTTAATACGGCAACCAGTGGCAAGTAAGAACTTATATAGCACGGTTTCATAGTAATAACGGTATCTATTACTGTCTAGGCTATCTAAGTAATCAATGAATTGCCTTAGTTCCTCGTTGTTAAAGTGCTTAACCTTTTGTCGCTTTGCTTTTTGGATATTTCTAGGGAGAATAACCTCACGCGCAGGGTTAAACGGTATAGCTTGCATGACTACGCCATACTGTAAAATACGCTTGTTAAGCGCGTGTATCTTGTCATAATAGAGATAAGCCCCCGTTTCTCCTTTGTTGGTCTTATTAGCAACCTTATTGATAATCGACTGTATTAGTGGAGTTGTTAGCTTATCTAGTTTAAAACTGCCAAACAAAGGCAAGATATGGTTGTTTAAAATCTTATGAACATTATCTTGGGTGTTAGGTTTTACGGTATCTTTATAGCTATCCCACCACAAAAAAGTTAGTTCTTTATATGTTGTGATAGTGCTAGCCTTAAAGCGTGTTGATCCATTAGCTTTAAAATCAAATTGCGCTTGTTGGGCTTTGGTCTTGAGTTCTTTCTTTGTCCTAGCAGTGACTTTAGTTGTAACTTTCTTACCAGTGATTACATCAACACCAAGATATACATTAGCACGATAGACGGTTGACCCGTCTTTTTTCTTTATCTCGTTAATTTCCATGATAAACCTTTCTAAACATCAGCAGGCAAGCCATATTATATCGGGTTTAGATTGGTTGAATATTTAAGAGATAATCGTTTATTTTAAGTTTTTTAACTCTTGTTTTGAGTAATCAATTTTCTGTTTTAACTTATCATACTGTAGGAGCATTGTTTGCGACTCGTAAAGTTTTTTATTCCATTTATCTAGACTGGTAACTAAATATTCTAGAGTATCAATCATTTCTAGTGAGTCTTTTTGTTCCAGTTTATTCTCTTTCGTTCCCTCTTTGAATGTATTTAATACATCAAAAATAGTCTCTAAGAAATAGTCGTAATGACTTGAGGCTTGTTGTCCTACCTTTTGTTGTTCTTCGACACCTTTTTTTAGACTATCCTCGGTGTCAGTTATTAAATCTCCTATATCATCATAACCTAATAGATGAACTACTGGGACATTAAAAAAACTTGCTAACTGTTCAGCTTTTTCTGGCTTTATGTGTGTTTTCCCATTTTCCCAGTTCTGCAATGTTCTATAATGCACACCTATTTGTTCTGCTAGGGCTTGTTGAGATAACCCTTTATCTTTCCTCAATTCCTTAAGCTTATTATTGTGTTTAAATTCTTTTTTATCACTCATACTCTTTACCTCTACAACTACAAGTCTAACATGAGAATGTGCTTTATACAAGAAAAATGTGCGTTATCAGGTTTTTTTTGTTGACCTAAGAAAAAATATTGTGTATTATAAACTTGTGCACAAGATTATTGTGCTGTCAGAAAGGAGTAAGCAATGAAAAATAATTTACGAGTTTTACTTGCAAAGAAACGCCAAAAGGTGTCAGATTTAGCAAAAGGAACTGGGCTTTCTAAAAGTGCTCTAACTGCACTTTATTATGAACGTACCAAGCACCCCGATATTGGCACTTTGCGAAAAGTTGCTGACTATCTAAATGTTAGTATTGATGAACTCTTAGCCGTTGAGGAATAAGAGCAACAAAAAAAGGCTTAGCAGTCGCCAAACTCACAAGCCTTTAACTATCCACAACTAAA